GTCAATCGGCCAATGGCCTATGTGTTTTATGTGATTGCTAAATTCGGCGTTTTGGTGAGAAATACTATAAATGCCTTTTTGTTTTGTGTTGTGGCGGTTTTTTATAATTATCTAAACCAGTGTTTTTGTGTTTTTCCAAAATTTGGAAAAATAGCCGGGATTTTCCCGGAAGAATCGCGGACTTCCGCGCTTGTATTATGCTTTTTCTTGGAAACATCGGCACCATTTTCGTTCCAACCGTTCCAACCGTTCCAACCGCCTTATATATATATACTTTAAAATAAAATAAATATTTATATATGAGTGAGTTACGCACAGATTGAGTCAGCATGAAGGTGGAAAATACGGTTGGAATGGCGTTCCAACCCGTTCCAACCGTTCCAACCGGAGCAAAAAAATACTTGTCCTAAAATGAATTCCGAAATCGGCTGATATTCGTATCGTTGAAAATGGCAGAACTTAGAATCGGGCAGATATTGACAATGATTCACACCACATTGGGCGAGTTTGAAATCGAATTCATACGGAAGGATGGCACCGAGCGAGTTACTAAACCAAGGGTTCGAATCGGTGTTCCGCCATCTGAGTCTAAAATGAAGAAATTAAGGGGTGAACCAGTAGTGGCAAACAAATCCTGGGGCCATCAAATCAACCGATCACATAATTTGCTTCTTTTCGACATCCAAAAAAATCGTCCGTTTGAAATTAAAATCGCCTTACTGATGGCATTCAATAAAATTTTAGTTCGTTGGCACAATGAAAAATGATAATCACCTGGTGGCATTCTTAAAGAAAAGCCGATCGGTTATGACTCTGACAAACACGAAAAATGTTTTGCGGACAAAAAACCAAGGAAACTTGGATGGATTCAAATATGAAAAATTTGGAGCCGATGACAAACTTCCGGATGAAATCCTGACCGCAGTTTGGGAAAACGATTTCATGCCGCAGTTACTTCATACCGAAGCTGCGTTTCTGCATGGTTCCGGATTGGGAGTTTTTAGGAAAAGGATTGTTCCTGGAACAGATCAGATGCCAGCCAAAGAAATCATTGAACCGGTGTTTGATCCGGCAGTCGATGAATGGATGAAAAAGATTCACATTTCGGATTACTGGCTTAAAGCTTGCATTCAGTTTGTGACCGGTGCCAATGTTTACACCGGGTTCAATTTAAACATTGCCGGTCAGCCAGTAGAAATGAACATTTATGATTGGTCAACCGTTCGGGCTGAACAAGTGGATGAAACCACCGGCCAGATAAATCAGTATTTACTTTTCGGTGAGCGAATCATTGATGACAACAAAATCAAAGTTCAGGCATTGCCGAGGTATTACACCGGCATCCAGAACTATTCGCCACAATTTATTTATCACGGCAAAATGCCGACCAGTGGACAGGCAGTTTACGGACTTCCGATTTGGTTTGGCGCTTTGGAAACGATTAAGGTTTTGAACCGGATTCCAAAATTCCACGGATCTGGAATTGATAACGGTTACAATGTAAAATATCATGTGAAGGTGCCAAGCCTGTATCTGGACCAGTTTGGGACACAGGAAGAAAAAGATAAAGCCTGGATTAATTTACAGGATGCGATGGATGAACAATTGTGCGGAGTGAACAATGTGAACAAAACGGTGATGACAAAATTTTTCATCGATCCGGTGTCGAACAAGCCGCTGCCGGGTTTTGAAATTCTGGCGCTCCAGCAAGTGAAAACAGATGAACAATATTTATCGCTCTCAAAAGATTTCAGGATTAATGCGGCAAGTTCAGTTGGAATTCATCCCGGTCTTGCAAATGTGGATACCGGCGGAAAGCTGGGCGGTAGTGCTTCAGAAATGCGAGTGGCTGCACAACTTCATATATCATTGAGGACTCCGATTCCAAGAACAATTCTTTTGCAGCCAATTAAAATCGCAATGAAGCTGATGAACTTTGCCCCCGATCTTTTCATCGCTCCAAAAGATTTTGAACTGACAACCCTAGACAATAATCCAACAGGCAATCAAACTGTAATGTCCAATGTTACTTTCTAACATCGAAGAAATTAAAGGGTATTATTCCCGGCTGAATATTAATTCAGATTTCACTTCATTCACTTCATTCATTCAGGATGCCACGATTAAATATCTGACTCCGCTGATTGGACAGGAAACCATCGATGTGATGGAACTGTGGTATGCTGACTGGGATGGCACCACAACCGATCCGGTTGATGAAGCCAATGCCAAACTGCTTTCGCACATTCAAAGGTGCCTGGTGTATTACATGATGCTGGATGCGGCACCAACACTGGCGCTGGATTTAGGCGATAATGGTCTGACAGAAAAAACGACTGATGGAACTACACCAGTTCGATTGTTTGTTTATGATAAGCTTGTCGAGTACCTGAGCCAATCAGCGGACACATTTGCGGAAAACCTACTTTTATTTTTAGAAGTAAACGCCGATGATTATCTTTTTTGGGATGAAAGCGAAAGCCGCCAGAACCAAAGAAAATTGTTTTTGGATGGCGGTAAAAGATTGGGTGAATTTATTCCAATGACCGAACCAAGGCGCTTTTATCTGGGCATGATTCCAAGCGTAAACAAAGTTGAAAGCTTACTGATTCACGAAATTCTGGGCACTGCTTTTTTTGATGAACTAAAAACCGAAATGGCTGCCGGAACTCTGACTCCGGAAAATGCTTTACTGGTTACGAAGATTCGCCCAGTTGTTGCATACAATGCAATGGTTGATTGTCTTCCAAATATGTCGGTGGCAGTCGGTGCAACCGGAATCAGGATATTGAATCAATATGACAGTCAACGGAACCGTTCAGCTGAGGACACCCAGAACGGAATCGTTATGCAGTATCGTGGCAATGCCACAACTTACGAGGCACTCCTCCGAAAATTCTTAAACGATAATTATTCGGACTATCCGCTTTATGAGGTTCCTGTTTTGCCGACTGATCCAGGGGCCAGTTTTCAAATTGCAGATAATACTTTTAAAAGATCATTCCGTTTTTAATGATGTCGCCTGAAATTGTTGCCACCATTATTGCCGTTGGTGCGGCACTAATTGCATCCGTGATTGGAATTTATAGTCAGTTAAATTCTAAGGTTTCAGTAATCGATGAGAAAATTGCCCAGCTGGAAGAGCAGGGAAGAATCGATGCCGCCGAACGCAAAGAACAAACTAAGGTTCTGCACAATCTGGCACTATCCATTCAGCGCCTATCCGGATTTTTGGAAGCCAATCAGAATTTACCACGATTATGAAATTGATTTCCATTCCGGTTGTTTCGTTTATTCTTCTGTTGGCAATGGGAGTTTATTTGATTTATCGGGAGCGGAAATTTGGACAAGTGGTTTCCGAAAATGGGAACCTGATGAAATTACTTTCGACCAAAAATCAGGAAGTGATAAAGGGCGATTCGGGCGAAACCTTAATTCGCCAGGCAAAAGTGGAAGTCAGCCGCCAGACATTCAATCAGATTATGGGCGAAAAGATTGATCAGCTGGAAACCCGGCTGAATACTCGATTCAACCGGATTGAAACCATTACACAAGTTTCCGTGAAAACAATTACGAAACAGAAAATGCACGGCAAAGACACGGTGATGGTTTGGCACTTTGATTCCACCGCTGCGCCAAAGATGGACACGGTTCTGGTGTTTAGGTTTACGGACAAATTCGGAACCAGCCAAATCACGGTGAAGGGAAAAGAGGCAATCAAAATTGACAGTACTTTAAATTCGTTTTACATTATAGAAGATAGAGAAAAATGGAAGTTGAAACACCTATTCAGAAGAAGAGAAAAAAGATTCAATCTAGTGATCATGAATCCGAATTCACGATTGGACACGCTTCGGAATCTCAGCGTTATGCCCAGGTAAACCGGTGGTGGAGAATTTGGAATGAAATGATTTTATCGCCGCTGGCGATGTTGGTTTTCTTTGCTGGATATTATTTTGTTTACCAACATTTTGGCCCAGAAGCTGGACTGGTGCCGCCCGGATACTTTACCAATATTCTAGCCGGGGCGATGATTATGTACATCGCTGGGATCATGGCGACAATGGCGACAAAATTTAATTTCCCGAAATTCTACCACATCATTTTTGTTAACAATTATTCGCCGAAAGAAACAGAAACTATCACCGGACTATGCATTTACTTTCTCTATTATGGATTTTCAATCTGGGCATTAACGGCACTTCTGTAAATGCCTGGCAAGCCGATGCCCAATGTTTATTGGATCAGGCGAGAAGCCTGTTAAATGTTCGGGAGGTTGGCGGAAACAACCGAGGTCCAGAGGTTGACAAAATCATTTTGTTTTCTGGGGGTAAGCCGGGTCAAGCCTGGTGTGGTTATTTCCAAAAGTTCATCCACATCAAGTGTGGCAGAAAATCAGGGAACGGCTATTCACCTAGCTGGTTCATTCCATCCCGGCTTGTAAAATCTAATCAAATCCCTGGGGATGTTTTTTCCATTTACAATTCTGGCCTAAAACGAATCGCCCACATTGGCATGGTAGAAATGGTTTTGCCAAATGGTAAATTCATCGTGACCATCGAAGGCAATACCGGAACCTTTGGCAGCCGTGATGGCGGCGGTGTTTATCGTCTTACTCGACCAACAAAATCAATATATAATTTCGCACGATGGTGGAACCTGAAAATGTAAACAATGGCCCAGTGATTTTTGGGGTTTTTGTTTTAGACATGATTTTTATTTACTGCACTGGAATGGCTTTTTGGTCCACTTTATTTTGGGCAGTGGATGGAAGATGTGAAATTAATTCGCCAAAGGTTATCGATTCAGCGCACATGGTTGTATTGCCGATTATGCTGGGATATGCGTTTCTTTACCTGATTGATAAAATGGCAAAGCGAAGTGGTAAAGATTGAAATCGGAAAAACAAAAATTCTATTTCCTGAAAAATGGGAAGAACTAACGCCTGAAGATTTCAGCCGGGTTGGTCATGTATTGCTTAATCAATGGACACCGGCATTGCAGTACATGATTATTCGATTGCTTACTCCGAAGGTTCATCCATCGGTTTGGGTGAATCTGGATGATGATGAATTGCTGGCTTTACTGCCACTCACAGATTTTATGAAAGAGCCGGTGAAGCTGAAATCTATGAAGCTTTTTCGGATTGGATTTCGGTCGTATTATTTGCCAGATCGGAATAATATCTTGCTAGCGGATTGGGCATTTAGTGAACAATTAGTGAAAGCATTTTTGACAACTGGAAACGAAGTATTTCTGAACCAACTGGTGGCATCAATTTGCCGCCCGAAAAAATGGTGGATTCAGATGTTTCCATTTTGGAAAAAATTCAATCTTAAATGGAATGGCGACATCCGTGAAAAATTTCATTCAGCAATTGCAGAAGACCGGTCGCCAAAAATTGCAGCGGTTCCTTTGCACATCAAATTGATGGTTGTCTGGTGGGTGGTGCAGCTGCGCTGGGAGGTGCAACGAACCAACCAGGTACTTTTCTCTGAATCAGGGAAATCAGGTGGCGACTGGGTTGAAGCTGCAATGGAAATTTCGGAAAGAGGTTTGTTTGGCAATTTTGAGCAAACCATGCAAACACCATTTTCGATGGTGATAAAATACTTGAATCTTCAAAACAATAAGGCAAAGCAGTAATGAATAATTTTCTGGCACTTAAAGTATATTTTCAAAGCATGGCCGATAGCCATGTTTTGTTGCAAGGAAATTTTGTCCACGGTGGAATTTCTAAACTCCGGGCGGATGTGCTTTCAAAAAAGAAGTATCCGCTGATGTGGTTTGAAACGCCCATGATTGAAATTTACAACACCGGTTCCGCAATCATGGCAAACAAGAAATCAGCCGTGGTAATCCTGGGGAAAATGAACGCCAACAACGACACCGATGACCAGCAGGACGATACACTGGATGTGCTGGAGGGCATAGCTTTGGACATAATTTCAAAGCTTCGTAAAGATGCGGTAGATGGACTGCACAAAATTAATATTTCAGAATGCGACCTCGATCCGATTGATCCACTACTGGTGGATAATTGCATCGGATGGCGGTTTGAATTCACCATCACAAACGCAATAAATATTTGTTACAACCCTGAAAACTGGATTTAAATATGGCAGTATTATTAAATGAAGTTGTAATCAACTCAGATGGCAGTTTTAATTTTATTCCTGAATGGGAAGAAAATCCAATCACCAATATGCCTGGATGCGATCCTGAGTTCATTGGGTCTTATCATTTTTTTACCGTTGGCTCTGTAACTGTTACGACTACAACATTTGACACATCAACCGGTCAGGTGGTTGGAACAGTTGATTTAAGTACCCTTGATGAAGAATCATTTTTATTTGGATATGGCTTTGAAGATTGTTTATCAATACCATCCTATCCAACTGTAAATGTCCCATTCACATATGTGGCAGCCAAATGTTTCTATTCAAAAAATCCAATCAATGTAACCGTTGAAACATTTAGTCCATACAATACAACGGAAATTCAAGTTTATGCCGAATCATTTAATGGAGAAGGCAATTACTACATTTTAGGAACCTTTAGATTTATTTCTGATGCAACCAAATTTGTGAATCAGGACATCAGTTCAATTCTTGATGCCTATTGTTTAAAGATTCTTAAAACATCTATTCCCAATAATGACAATGCAATTGAAATTCTTTTGCCGCATTCAATTCGATTTGTTACCAGGTCAAGATATTACGATTCCGGTAGTTGGTCGTCTTGGGTAGATTCTCAAATTAGTTATGTTTTGTTTGGCGGTCGTGGTTATGAGGAGGTGACTTCCGGAAATTTGGAATTGACATCTCAATTTCTTTTAACAAATGGCAATAATTTTCAAAGCCTGGCAATCGATTCTGCCGTTTACTTATTAATTGAAAAAGCTGGAACATATAATTATACAATTGATTTTGTTTTGTTTGATGGCACAATGAACGGAAATGTGGCCGACACAATAACTACAACCAATGGATGGTCAGTTGTAAAATTACCAATCAATCCTGTGGCTGATACTTACAAGTCAACTATTACGATTGACATTGATGGCACGGTTTTAACAACCGATTTCATTTCCGATTTATATCCACATGAACAAATTGAAGAGTTTGTTTTCTTATCACTTCGTAATGGATGGCGGACACTTACTTGCACATCGAACCTGACTTCGATTTTGGAAGTTTCTCAAAACACTTATGAGAAGCAGCAACAATTTGAATATTATGAGGCCGATAATATTGCAACTACCGAGGTTTGGCGGTCAGTTGGAAATAAGCGATTTAAAGTTGCCACCGGATTTATGCCGGAACAAATGATTGATCAGCTTTTACAGGACTTCGCTTTATCTCCGAAAAAATTCAAATGGGATTCTGATTTGGAAAAATTTATTCCGGTTGTGGTTTCGACAAAATCGGTTGAATATTTAAATTCCACCAGGCAGGGATTGCGTTCTTTCTCCTTTGAATATCGCCCAGCTTTTGAAAACAATATGCCATCCAGATTATGAACCTGACAATTATCGGCGAGAACGGATTTGAATTGGATATGAATCCCGGAACGGTGGTTCAGGTAAACTTCTTTAATCCAATATTCAGCACAGAGGTTTTGCGAGGGAGTTATACCTACACCTTTTCACTTCCGATGTCGCCGACAAACAAATTGTTTTTCGGATTTTCCGATCACATCAATTCCCTGGCAACATACCAGAAGGAATACACCGGATTGAAATTTAAATCCGGAGTGATTGAAATGCCATGCACACTTTCGCTCGATTCCATCACCAGTGATGGATTCAATGTTTCGCTTTATCTGGCATCTGGTGCCGTGGCTGACAAGCTGCGAAATAAGATAATGCCAGATGTGCCAACGGAAACTGTGGATGTAAAAACAGAAATTCAATTTGTAAGCTACCGGATTACATTGTTGGCTCCTCCAGTAATGAATGCTTATCTTTTTGCAACGGTGCGATATGAAACGGCTGGCCCGACTTACGATGATTATGTTTACGGCATTGAATACACTGGCCAGACCGCCGCAGAATTGATGATTGCGATTGCGGCGCAAATCAGTGTTTATAGACCAATTCAAAACTATTCGGCTGGTACCAATTACATGGAATATGATTTGGCACTTGATCCGGCAACGGATGAAATTTATGCAAGTGACCAGGATAATAATTTGGGGAATACATTTCCAGGCGCGACTTGGAATTACCTATGCGACAAAGCTGATTGGCCAACCAAAAGAGCCGAATACAATTCAGCGCTGGATAATCGGAATTGGTGGAAGTATGATTTGTTCAATGCCAACAAAGCATTTAAGGCATTTTCCAATGGTGAAAGTATAACGCTCTACGACAACTACGGAGAAACATACACACTGAATTTTAATTCGTTCAATCAATTCCTGGATCAGAATAACGATGTCGGATATTGGTCTTTTTTGGGTGGCATTAATTACACTTATCCAACGGCTGACATTTTCAATGATTATTTGCCGATTTATCTGACCAGAAAAGTAAACAACGCGGTGCCTGGTGAAAATTTTGTGGCTTACCCAATCTTGAATCCGACTTTTTCACCAAATCCGGAATACTGTGGTGTAGTAAACTATTGGAAAAACAACGCATTTTTTGGAAACGATTACGATTTTGGTTGGCTGCAAAAACACGCACATTCCATTTCGGTAAATGCGCTTTACGCAATCCAGAAAATGCACGATTATTTAGAGTCTGAATTCGACAAAGACTCCGATATGCCAAACATATCGAACAATAATTTTATCATTGATCTATATCTGTTTTCCAATTATTCAGCTGATCGGTTTACAAAATTCAAGCCATCTGGAACCTCTCCCTGGTTGGAATCAGATTTGGGCGCAAACATTTTAAATGTCAGCCAGTTTTTGCCGCCGATTAGTTTGGGCGATTTTATTAACGGCTTCCGGAATTACTTTTTTCTGGGAGTCTTTTTTGATTTCTTCAGCAACCGGGTAAAATATCGCAAGCTTTCCGATGTCCTTACCGACTTTGAAAACGCCTATGAATTGACAGACATTGCCGGAAATTTTCAAGAAATTATTTACGAAGATCCAAAAGGATTTTTTCTTAATTACACCAACGATCCAGCTGATGAATTGATTTCGGTTTTTACGAACGACATTTATAATCTGGAATTAAATTTGGTTTCGGCGGTCGCAACATTTGCATCGCTTCCGGCATCACCAAACGAAAACGATTTGGCATTGGTGATTGATGAAGATCAGTATTATTTGGCGGTAAGGATATTTGATGCCACAATTGAATGGCAGTATTTCTCCAAAAATCTTTATGGGCTGGAACTCCCAGATGCTGACGACAATGTCCTGACAATTTACCAGCCGAAGGCATCTACCACATTGATGTACACCGGCCACGATTGGCTAGAAGGAGCCGAATATTTTCCGCCATTTTTTATTCAGTCCATCAATAACACTTACCGGGTTGGCGATTTTGTTTTAAATCAAAACGGCGATTATTTTGAATGTTTGGTGGAGCATGAAAATATTCCATTGACGAATGGAACATATTGGGCAGCCAGAAATTATGATTTTGTAAAAATGCCGATGACCAGCATCAGCCGGAATTCAAAGACATTTAAAGAGAAAACGAAATGCACTCTGCGATTCCTGTATTACGCTGGCTTGGTGACCAATCCAGCTGGAGGAACAGATATTGTTCCTTTCGCCACCAACGATGCCGGGGCTCTGGGGTCGCTTAAGTGGGAAGGCGATTACGGATTGTATAATGTCTGGGGCAAAGATTGGATAAATTTTGTCCAAAAACGCAAGCGCACGGTAATCCAAATTCCGATGAACGAAACACTACTTCAGGAACTCCGGCCAGATAGGTTAATTAAAATTCACAATCAGTATTACCTTTATTCTGAAATGAAAACCAGCTTTCCGATGGAAAATAATTTGGCAACCATTACACTTTATTCGATCAGCTGATGCCATCACCAAAAAGAATTCGACTTCGTGATCTGAGGAAATCTCCCGGATTCGTAACGCACGAACAACTTGCCAGCGTAATTGATGCGGTGGTTTTGATTGATGAACAGACAGGCGGCGGCGGCGGTGGTTCTTCTTGGTTTGATGGTGCCGGTACACCATCTTCTGGATTGGGTGTAAATGGTGATTACTATTTAAACACAACCAACGGCGATGTATATGAGAAAGCTGGAGGAACTTGGACGCTTGTTGGTAATATAAAAGGGCCAGCCGGAACCAATGGCACAAACGGTGTTGGTGTTCCAGTAGCTGGAACCGCCGGCCAGATCTTGGCGAAAATTGATGCGACCAATTACAACACGGAATGGATTGACAATTTTACCAGCCAGGTTAAACATGAAGTTAAAGCCGGTGTGGCATTGACCAAAGGTCAGGCGGTTTATGTTAGTGGTTCAACCGGCGGAAGCGGAACCAATATGATTGTTCTAAAATCTGATAATACCACGGAATCCCAATCAAGTAAAACCATGGGATTGATTGCTCAGGATTTAGCCGTTAATGGATTTGGTTATGTAATTACAGAAGGATTATTGGCTGGGCTTGATACTAGCGCAGCCGGTGCAGCTGGCGATCCAGTATGGCTTGGAACAAATGGTAATCTACTTTATGGAATTGCCAATAAACCAAGCGCGCCAGCGCACATGGTTTTTATTGGTATTGTTACAAGAAAGCAATCTGTAAATGGCGAAATATTTGTCAATGTTCAAAATGGATTTGAACTTCAGGAATTGCACAATGTGGCAATTACTAGTGTTGCAAATGCCCAGCTGCTGATGTATGAATCTGCCACATTTCTTTGGAAGAATAAAACGCTGGCGCAGATTATAACCGAAGCACTTGGAAATGGAACTCCCGGGCAATTACTTCAGACAGATGGATCAGGTGTATTCAGTTGGCAGAATATTCCGGATGCATCGGATGTGATGAAAGGATTGGTGAGCATATCTAATCAGACATTTGCTGGAATAAAGAGTTTTTCCAATGGGACAAGCGCTGGAGAAATTAGATTATTTGAACCATCGGGCAGCGGAGTGCATTGGGTTGCTTTAAAATCCCAGGCAATGGCAGCCGATTATTCCATCACCTTACCAGCAGCTGCACCAACTGGCGCACAATATTTGCAATCGACTGGAGTGGGCGGAGTTTTACAATGGACATCGGGAACAACTACTGGTGTGAGTAGTATTGGAACTATAAACTCGGCAACTAAAAACCCAAATGGAGCAGTAATATCAGGTTCAAATATTATTATGCAAACGGCTGATGCCACCAATGTTGGATTAGTTAGTATTGGAACACAGATTTTTGCAGGTGCAAAGACATTTAATCTTCCAGGTTCATCAGGATCGGCTATTACTTTAAGCGGGGTTGGCGATGCCGTTAATGCTCAACTAACTTTTAGTTCAGCAACTTCATGGATAAATTTTAATGCAAATGCTGGTAACAATCCAACATTTACAAATAGAAGTACAGGAACAAGAATTGTTTTATTCCCATATGTATCTCCTAATTCATTGGATTGGGCAATTGGATGGACCACAGGTCCAGGATCATTATGGTTAAGCAGTCCAGCTTTCATTGATTTTTATGCAAATAGTGGAGGAGGGGTTACTACTCCAATTTCAGCAGGTAGATTTCAATATGATGGGATAGTTAGGGGGTTGAATTTAACTGCTTCAACAGATGCAAATTTTACAATTCCTCAACTAGTAATAAGTGGAGGTAGTTGTCAATTTATTTCTTTTCCTAATTCTTCTGGAGCTGGGGCTCCGAGATTCACAACCAGAAGCGCAGGAACAAGAATTGTTTTATATCCATATGTATCTGCCAGTAGTTTAGATTGGGCAATTGGATGGACATCAGGTCCAGGCGCATTATGGTTAAGCAGTCCATCACATATTGAATTTTATGCTAATAGTGGAGGAGGGGTTACTACTCCAATTTCATCAGGCAGATTCCAATATGATTTGAACGTTAGGGGATTGAATTTAAATGCTTCAACAGATGCAACCGCTTCAATTCCTCAACTATTGATAAGTGGAGCAATTGCAAGTTGGATGAGTTTTGGAACTGTTGGTGGTGGGAATCCTACTTTAACCGATAGAAGTGTTGGAACAAGAATTGTTTTGCGTCCATTTGTAGGTGCCAGTACCTTAGATTGGGCAATTGGATTTACTCCAGGTCCAGGCGCATTATGGTTTACTTCCCCAGCAGGGATTCAATTCTATACAAACAGTTCAATCACTGCGAGAGCAACAATTGATTCAAGTGGTTTAACTTTAGTAGCTGCAAGTGCATATAGAATAGGAACTTCTCAAGTAGTCGGAGCAAGAATAAACGGATGGGGTGCGCCAACTGCAACACAATTGAGGAGCGCATTAACTAATTCGTCAACTGCCACAGATGTTTTGCAAACACTTTCAGCTTTAATTGTAGATTTAAGAACTCACGGATTAATAAATAACTAATGAACACTATAATTGTACCAATTTCAAACGAACCAAATTTTGGATTTAAAAGAACTGCATCCATGGCAGCTTTACAAATCAATGCACTTCCATTTGTAGGCGAGAATATTAATCTTTTGATTCAGGTTGATTATTTTGAAAATGAAACAAATAATCCAATTTCAATTATTCCTCCAAAAAATATTAGTTTATTGGCAACTGGAGAAGAATTTGAATATTATATGGGATTGTTTAACGAACCAGTAATCATTCGTGATTTAGTAATTGCCAAAATTCAGGAAGCAGATCAACAACAAAAATTCGATTAAAATGATTTCATACAAAAACGCTTTTCAGATTAAAAGTTTCAACGATGGCATAAAATCAATCCCTAATGTAGAGGATTATACACCGGTAGTCCAGCTGGGCAAAATGGTAAAAAGACTTCAGCCGATTTTTGAAATGATTAATGAGGAAATCGATGATTTAAGAATTGAACACTGCCACAAGGATAAAAATAAAATTACAAGGGATGCCCAGGGTAATTATGAGTTTACCGCTGATGGAGAAAGAGCATTCAGAAAAGCATATAAAGAACTTTTAAAAAAAGATGTGGCATTTGAATTCACACCATTGAATTATTCTGAACTGTGCGAGGTTTTACCGGCAGACTTTTCAAAGCATAATGCTTGGGAAGATGTATCCGAAATTTTAGAACCATTTTATTTTAAACCTTAACAAATTATAATTCAGGAGTTTGCAAAAGATTCCTGAAATTATTTTAATAAAAAGTGTGCAACCTATTGCACATTTAGAAAATGGTGGTACATTTGTATCACTGCAACGGAGCAGAAATAAACAGAAGCAAAATGAAATTAGTAATCACAGCAGCAAATTTTTCAAACTTTAAAGTTCAAATTTTAAATGCTTGTTCAATTTTTGGTAATGTTAATCACCCAGATACATGGGCAACATCATTAAACTTGTTTGACTTTGATGAAGCTGGAGAAGATTTGGCATCAAGCTTATTGATTGAAACTTATTATTCACAGCTAAAAGCATTGTAATTTTTAAAATTATGCAACTTCCTGAAACCCCTTTTAAAGAAAATCTTTACCATCTGTTAAGATTCTTTGCATTTCTGATTGCCGCAATGGCACTAACTTCTTTTTAATTTTAAACAAACAAAAGCGATGAAAAAATTCATGAAAGTCAAAATGGTAAAAACAGTAATTGGCCGCCAGTTTATTGTTGAATCCTGGTACCAGTTTAATGGCACCAATCATCTGGTGGATCGTAAAATTGTAAATGACCTGAAATCATGGTTATAAGCCATTTTATAATTGAAAACACAAATGGCATCAGGGAAATGGTGCATTTTTTAAATCTCAAACAATCCGAAAAATTCAATGTCCCAGCTGCCAACAGTAGGGTAAACGATTGGGTCAATATTCGCCCGGATTTTTCGGGCAAAATCATCAGTATTCGCCACGATTTTTATGATGAAAATGGAAAACTTATCAGCAAATTAAAATTATGAACGATGAAATCAGAAGCATTTTTACAAGGCTTAAGGCGGAGCGCATTCGCCAGCGCAAATCTCAAACAGAGATTGCGAAATCAATGGGGATTGATCGGTCAGCAGTTTCGAAAATGGAGACTGGTCGAAATATCAGCCTTAATCGGACTTTACAATATGCCCGAATCCTGGGATATAAAATCAAAATTGAAACTGATGGAATTGAAAATTAAGTTGGGGCGGAAGTATTGGACAATCAAACCTCCAATGGATATATCTGATCCATTTGTTCACCCATGGTTGGTTCAGTTTTATTCCTCCGATCAAGGGGTTGATTTTTTCCGGGATGATGCTGGAAACGGTTTTTTGATGTCCAGCGAGAAATCGCCAGGGGAATTCCTTTTTGAATCCGCAGACACGGCATTGAATGCCTATTACCACCGAAAAATCCAGCTTAACGAAGCCAAAATTTTTGAACTGCTGGAAGAAAACAAGATTTTTTACACGATGATCAAGTCAATCATATGAATGATTTTAATAAGTTATGTGCATTTGTGAAATGCACCCTAATCACCAGCGAAGTTGTCCACTATTCGGGTAAGCAGATGCGCCATGAAGTGAGGCACCATTTCAACCAGGTAAAAAATGCTTGCACTTTGTTTGAAAAATTTATCCACAGGGAACTTGGCCCAATGGCAAAAGATGAGGATGAAATTAATTCTGAAATCTGCAATCTGGTTTGGCAGATTTTCGACATGGAGCCGCAGACCAGGGAGAATTTTTTAAAACACATGGATAAATTTGAATATGACGAGCCAAAACAGAAATGATATTCTTGACCACCAGCTGGCAGAAATTAAAAAAATAATAACGAGCAAAAGCCAAGACTATGCCGGCGAGGATGATGTCCTGAAAGCATTTCGGCAAGTGGGAGAATTACTTGAAATGGACATGGAATCGGTTTGCCATGTTTTCATTGGGACAAAAATTGTTCGTTTGCGGAACTTATCTGAAGCTGGAAGGATTCCAAATCACGAATCCATCCGGGATACCATCCGTGATCTTCAGTGTTACTCCCTGATTTTGGAGCACATTTACTTGAGCGAAACTTAAAGAGGATGGGAGCGCCAAAAAATAACCAATATGGATTGAAATATCAGTCCAAAATGGTCAATTCGGTGACCTTTAAAATGCCGAAGCCGGAATGGGAGTTATTTTTATCCTGGGCAGGGCAAAGGTGCCGGTCAGAATTAATCAGAGAAACAATTTTAAACAGAATCGAAAATGAAAAAACACTGGAGTCCGGAGGAAGACCGAAAATTGGTCAACATTTACCCACGGATGCACAATATGGAGGTTTCTGAAGCGATGCAGCGATCATATGGAAGCGTTGTCGGTAGGGCGCAAGTTCTTGGCCTAAAAAAGGATCCAGCATATATCCGAAGGGATAACGTAAAAGCATTGGCGATGTTGGGGATTAGAAAGTACAAATGTTTAAATTATTACAAATGAAAGTAGAAAGCACAAAAGATGAAATTAAGAACGAAAGCCCCAATATTGCCAATGCAGTGTTAGCGGATGTGCTGGGTTAAATAACGGATTTTTAAACTTTAAAAAATAAATAAAATGTCAAAACAAAAAGAAGTAAAACTCGATGAGATACAAAATGAAGAAATGTATTGTTTAGTTGCACCTGACGGCTCTGCTCAAATCACAACATTAGCACCTGATTTCGCAATGTGTATCGGAATGGCTAAATTGATGGCAAGTAAAGGATTAGGTCAACCTGTTGCAGAAATGTTTAGTCAAGGGTATTCAATTCTGCCTGTAAAAGTTACAATGGTTCAAAACGGCACTGCCGAAGATGGGTTTCAGTCGGCTCGTAAGCATATCCGCTAACGTTATCTCGCTATGAGTAGTGGCGGATTTAGAACTACTCACTTTAAATTTAGAAACAATGTCAAAAAAGAAAACAAAACTTCAAGAACCGATTAACCCGCCATTACTTATAGCGAGTGTTAGCGGTAGTGCTACTACATTAAGCGGAACATCGAATAATGGAACAAACTCAAGTGTAACAACTAAAATAAGTGGTTTGTTTAGTGATAATTTTAGAACGTATTATGTTGACGAGAGTGGCAAAAAGCATTACCGCTAACGGTTTTCCGCTATGAGTAGTGGCGGATTTAGAACTACTCACTTTAAAATTAGCACAAATGACAATAGAAAGCACAAATGTTCAATTACCACTTCAACCGCCATTACTTATAGCGGATGTTAGCGGTAGTACTTCTTGGGATGAATGGTTATCTGAAACGGAAACCAAACTCAAAGAATTAGGTTACAGGAGATATGTTCAAAATCATAAAAACGAGGATTTTTGTTATTGTAAAACTTTTAAAAATGGCGAAAATAAAATTTACCAAATAGGCATATTGTTTTATGATTTTAGGAAGTATGCAGACCGTGACCCATACGCAAACAGAATAGGAATAATGTATGAGTGTATGGTTTTAGGTGAAGATAGAATTGATATGCGTGTTAGTAAAAACATTGATTTGGTAGAGTTTGAAAATATGGCACAAACTTTCTACGGAGCGATGTCGCAGTATTACCGCTAACGTTTTCGGGCTTGGCGAAGGTTGGCTTGTAGGATGCTCAAATTTAGCAGAATGTTTCTGCCCACTTTTGCCAAACCCGTGTTATGCGTTCGGGCGGTATTTGAAAACGAATTAAATTTTAAAATATGAATAGTAAAATAATCAGCTTCGCAATTGAAGCACACAACAACACTAACCATTTATACGATGGTAAACCTTATTCGGTGCATTTGTCAATGGTAGCAATGATTGCACAAAAGTATATTGACTGCATACCTGAACAAGCACAAAGAGATGTATTATCCGCTTGTTGGTTGCACGATACTATTGAGGATTGCAGAATGACTTACAACGACATTAAGCAAGTAGCTGGCGAAACGGTTGCAAACATTGTTTATGCCGTAACCAATGAAAAGGGTAAGAACAGAAAAGAAAGAGCAAATGATGCTTATTATGATGGTATCAGAAAAACAATGTGGGCAAAGTATGTAAAGCTATGTGATAGACTTGCAAACGTGCAATACAGCTACGATAATACGTCAAGAATGTATGGTGTTTATCAAAAAGAGAATGATGCTTTTTTGCAAGCATTGTTTCCCAATGAAAGCGAAATGCACCACTACCGAGATATTGTAAATGATTTGAAAATGTTGTTGGGTTACACGGTCGTAGCCTGACGCATAACTATCCTATTGCCGCAATATTGCTTGATATATCAAAGATTAGATAAGGTGTATAGTTGAACGAGTGAAACGGGGGAGGCGATTGCTTCCCTCTTTTTACATTATGAAACAATCAAAAGAAAAATACGCAGACCTTTTACTCTCCGACAAATGGATGGAGAAGAGGATTAAAGTATTCAAGCGGGATGGGTACAAGTGTCAGCATTGTGGGTTTATTCATTCTGTCTGCCTGTGGTTCATTCTGCCATTCGTGATTGTTCCGTTTCTGATTTTGCTTTATATGGAAAATAAAACAGTACAAATCCGGAGGCAGATGTTACTTTTTGCGATTCTTGGATTCATATTTGGATTCATTATATTCAAATGATAAAGTTTATTCAACCGACCGGAAAGGATTTAAAAGTATTGATTCCAATGGTGGTTTCCATACTGGATGAATCTGGAATGTGCCGTGAACAATGGACAGTTGAAAAAGCAATGGTTTTTCTGCATTCATCAAACAACTGGGAAAACCTAGTGGCTTGTTTGATTTCAAACCAAAAAGCTATATTTGAGCGATTAAAAATGTGATTTGGTTAAAGTTGACGAAAAAACGGCGGTCATTGATCGCCGTTTTTGTTTGTCCTAATTTGAAGCCACCAGATTTCGCAAATTTGAATCATGGCGGTCAAGGAACTATCTGCGGAAATGGTCGAAGAACTTCAGGATGCCGTGGCCGCATGGCTACAAATGGCAATCCTGAGAATGAAAAAAAATGCCGCAGATAAAAAGCTGAATAATACCGGCGAAAGTATTCAGTCCATCGCTGGCCGAATGGTTACCATGGATGATGGACAAATTGATGTTTTGATTGATTTCAAGAACTCAGCCAGATTTGCCGATTATCGCAAAAATGTCCAATATTCAAAGCTGCCACCGGTTGATCTTATAACGGATTGGGTATTATCCAAGGGAATTGGGGCATTTAAGTATGTTCCCGGGTATAAAAACTCCAACAAAAGACTGGTGGACACTGTTGCCGCCAGGCGAATTGCCTGGGGAGTGGCGGTGAAACGATATGAAAAAGGATATGGCCGCCGTAAACCATGGTTTGCCAAGTTAATGTATGGGCCATTAATCGCCCAGCTGATTCAGACTTCAATTGATGTAATTGGCACATCATCAACAAAGCTTTTTGAATATAATTTAGACAAAGAAATTGGATAATGGCTGGTAATAAAACTGAAACACAAATTGGTCTAAAGATCAACGGCGAAATCGCTGCCAAAACGATTAAGGAACTAGAAACCGAGGTTAAGAATCTTAATCGAGAAATGCGATTACTCCCTGTGGGCAGTCAGGAATTTGCTGATAAGGCAAAGGAACTGGGCACCGCAACCAACCGGCTGAACGAGGTGAGGGATGCCACTAAACAAGTGCGCCAGCAGATGAAGGAATTAGGTGATGGGGCCAAGAAAGCCAATGCCGATATTCTAGGAATGACCAATACTGGGCGAATGATTCAGGACTTTGCAACCACATTTGGATCGGTAAGAACTGCAATCATGGCGAATGTGGCGGCAATGGGTGCATTAAGGATTGCCTTGGCTGCCACAGGTATCGGCGCAATCGTTTTGGCGCTTACATCGCTTTATACATGGTTTACCAAAACAGATGAAGGAGCCAAAAAACTGGAAGGGATAATGACCGGATTGGGGTTGGCATTCAAAATTGTTACCGCAGTGGTGGCGCAGCTTGGTGAAGCTATTTTTAAAGCATTTGAAAACCCAAAACAGGCATTAATTGATTTGGGCGATTTGGTCTTGAATAACCTAATCAACCGATTCACGGCTTTCGGAGTTATTTTGGAAGGTATATTATCGGCGGATATGGAGAAAATAGCCAATGGAACTATTCAATTAACTACAGGAATCGAGGATGCGACCACCAAAGCGAAAGAATTCAATAAGGAATTGAGCGCTGCCGTATCGGTTGGTAATCAATTGGCTGAACTAAACGACAAGCTTGACGAGGATTCAGCCAATAATCTGGTGAAATCAGCCCAACTGGAGCAGCAAATTACCCGGTTAATTCTTCAATCTAAGGATCGGACTAAATCAGAGCAAGACAGGCTGGCAATATTGGATCGTGCATCTGCCCTGGAAAGGCAGAAACTAGCCGAAGATTTAGCCATTGCAAAGCAAAAGACTGAAATCGCCAAACTTGAATTTGACCAATTAGGCGAAAATGATATTGCATCAGATGAAGCTAGGCGAAAATTTAAGGAAGCCCAGGCGGAAGAAATTGCATTGCGTACTGAATCTATAAATCTTCAGGAGAAAATCACAAATCGCCGGAATCAATTGCTGGATTCAATAGATGAGGCTAGCCAGAAGAGTCGGGATTCAGAAGCGAAAGCCCAGGAAGAAGCCGATAAAGCAGCGCTAGATTATGCTAGGAAGCTGACAGATTTAAGAATTGCCAACATTAAGGATGAATATGACCGGAAGGAGGCCGAAATTATGGTCGCATTTGAAAGGGAGTTGGCCACATTACAGGCAAATGGACAATTGACCGCTGAGATTGCCATCGAACTGGAGAACAAACAGGATGCAGCATTATTGCAAAACCGACTAGATCGTGAAGCTGCCGAGAAAGAGCGCAAAAAGAAGAAAGCAGAGGACCAAATTAAAGCCGGGGAAGAGGAAATCGCACTGGAGGAAGAGCGGCAAACCATTGCCGTTGAAAAGCTGGTGGCATCTGAAACCATTAAAGAGGAAAGAATATTTCAAGTGAAACGCCTGGGACTTGAAAAGCGATTAAAACTTCTTCAGGATTTAGGACAGGCAGAAAGCACAGAAGCCAAAAAAATCGGTTTGGCAATCGAAAAGCTGGATGTTGAGCAATCGAAAAAAAGAATTGATCTGGCAAAAAAGACCGCAGTAAACGAAGAACAGTTATCGGCGGCACGGCTTGATTTATTTAAGGGCACAGTCGGAGGCATTAAAGCTGCATTGGCTGAGGATGAAGGAAACAGAAGGCGATTCAGCGGTATCATTAAGGCATTGACCGTGGCAGAAATTGCCATTTCCGGAGTAAAGGAAATTCAGGGAATCTGGGCCAATGCCAACCTGAACGCATTAAACGCTGTGATTCCCGGATGGGGGCCAGCATTTGCCACTATTCAGTCCTCTTTTGCCATCGCCAGAACTTCATTTGCTGCTGCGAAAGCCGGAGGAATCACATTTGAAAGAGGCGGAATGATTACTCCGAAGGGTGGTTACCTATCAGAAGGCAGCCGACATTCGGCTGGAGGAATTCACCTTACCGATGGCAGTACAGGAGCGCACCTGGGAGAGGTGGAAAGGGGTGAATTCTTGACAGTATTCAGCCGGACTGCATATCAAAACAACAAGGGCACAATTGATGCGCTTTTGAATTCAAGTTTATACCGTGGTGGTGCGCCAGTGGAGGGCCGCAAATATGCCGATGGTGGAATGATTGATCTTAATACCAAAGCTGGCCCAGGCGGAGATTCCGGAGCCGTAAATGTTTCCCTGGCACAAGCACAAATTGCAGAGATGCGCCAGCTTAATGCGGCATTTGCGGCATTCCCGAAACAACTGTCTGCCGTGGTGGTGTATGAGCAGCAGCAAAGGCAGCTATCAGATGCAGCACGAATCGAAAGCCGAGCCAATAGTTAATTCCAGATTTATTTTCTGTTTATTTTTTTTATGAAAATGATTTTGAATCTTTTTTGAAACATCAATAAAGTTCATTAAAGTTGCAAAAAAATAAACAGAACAAAATGGCGATAAGACGAAAAGATCGACCGCAATATTTGGCGGTTTTAAATGAAGTCAAAGGATTGACTTATTTTGGATACACTGATAAAGTGATTTCCGCAGCGCAGAAAAAAGGAATGCCAGTTACGCAGAGTCAAGTGTACAGGGTTATTTCTGGACAGTTTAAAGACTGGGCATTGTTAAATGAAATTAAAGAAGTTCTGGCTGAGGAAATATGAAAAACATTCAAGTAAGTTTTTTTGAAGGCGGAATCGCCGTTACGAAGCCGACCAGAAATGTTTCTTTGGATCAGGCAGTGGAATACATCCGGGAAGGAAAAGGATATGCTACCATCCGCCCAGTGCGAATTGAAACTGATGAAAAGAAAAAGAAGGAACTGAAAAAACGGTGTTCCTATTTTACCTTTTCCGGCACTTTTTCCGCAAGAAATGCGGCGAGTTTGGAAAAGCATTCTGGACTGATCACATTAGATTTTGATAATGTCGGTGATGTGGAGGCGGTCGCACTCCAACTGATGGAAGATCGTTACATCATGGTGATGTTCAGGTCAACCGGTGGCGAGGGATTGAAAGCACTGGCGAAGATTGATCCTGATAAACATCTTGAATCATTCAATTCCCTGGCAAAGTATTTTCATCACAAATATGGGCTGGAACTGGATGCATCCGGGAAAGACATTTGTCGTGCCTGTTTTGAATCAATCGATGAAAACATATATGTGAACGAGGATTCCAGTGTTTATCTGCCGGACATCGAAATGGACATTGATATGGAAACCGGTGAGGTATTGACCAATGTCAGGCAGTTTCAACCATATGAAGTGAAATCAGAATTTGACTATGTTCAGGGAATTGTCAATCAGGTCAATCTTTTCAAAATCGATTTAACAACCGGTTACAACGAATGGCTGAAAATCGGATTTTCTCTGGCATCACTGGGCGAAGCTGGCAGACATTTATTTCATGAGGTAAGCGGAAATAATCCCGATTACAACGAAAAGGATTGCGATCTAAAGTTTGACAATTGTCTGAAAACAACCACATGGCGCGATCCGGCTTATTTCCTGAGCCAAGCGAAAAAAGCTGGATGCGATATGCGGAAATTTATTCGTACAGAATCGGTTCAGCCGGTACGGAAATCCGGAAATCAGGGCAGCGCCGAGGAACCAGAAGAAATGGTCAACAATGTGCTGGTGATTCGTTTCCCGGTGAAGCTGACAAAATCAGAGGAAAAGGAATGCGGTGATTTTGTTCGGAAATATGGGTTTCTAAGCTGGAAGAATATTACCTACATCGGCAAAATTCGGGATGGAGAAATGACTTTCGAACCAAAGTCAAATTTCACGATGGCACCGCACTACCTAGTGACTGATGAAGAAGGTAAAACAACCAGGATCATTGAATTTGTTAATTCAAAAAAGGAACGCAGAATTGACCATATCACCACCGATGCATTTGTTTCCGTGGATTCATTTGCGAAATATGTGGAGAGGGGAAATTTCTGGTCACTATTTGATCGCCGTGAGTGGACCAAAGTAAAATCGTGGCTTTATGAGGTAACACCAGCGGCCAAAGAAATCAACACACTGGGCCAACAGGACGATGGATTCTTTGCGTTTTCAAATGGAATCCTGGCAGATGGTAAATTTCACGAAATCAACAACCTTGGAATCGTGACTTTGAAAACGAAAAACTATTTCTTCCCGGCACTTTCGGACATATACCGGAACAACCGGATGACTTACCAATTCGAAAGGGAGTTTGTACATGTAAAACGCAACATCGCATTCAGCAGCTGGGCAGAATTGTTTTGCAAGGTGTATGGCGAGAATGGCCGCATCGGATTAATGTATTGCTGCATGGCGATGTTTTCGGACATCATATTCAAGACCGATGGATTTTTCCCAATGCTTTATTTATACGGCAAACCGGAGTCAGGGAAATCAACCATGGCATATTCGATTTTAAGTCTATTGCACAAAACAGAAGGCAAATCGGTCGGCAGTAACATCAATTCAGTATCAATGGCGGCACTATTTAGGAAGCTTGGACAAGTCCGTAACGGAATGGTTCTGCTGGAGGAATACAACAATGAATTGGACACGAAACAAGTCGAAATTCTAAAACAAATCTGGAACCGGGATGCATACTTAAAAGCCGATTCTTCTCAGTCAAATACCTCAAATAGGACTGTGAGCCATCAGATTGAATCCAGTGTTGTTATAACTGGTCAGCACTTACCGGTGGCTGATGTGGCACTGTTCACCAGAGTGGTTCTTCTTCAGTTTTTCAAAAACGATGGCTTTTCCGAAGAATCCATGGAATTGATTTCCGATTTGAAATCGCTGCAAAACGAATCATTGACACAAATTGCCACAAGCATTTTAAAGCACCGCCCAGAGATGGAGGAAAATTATGCTGCAAATTATAAGCATTGGAAAAAGCGTTTCGCCAAGCGATTTGTGGGCACCAATGTCAGCCGGATCGGGCAACACTGCGCCATCGTAATGGCGATTTATCAAACCTTATCCAGTAAGATGAATTTTCCATTTATCGAAGATGAACTCCGGATCAGTTTGGAAAAAATTGCCGAGGCCCAAAATGGCATGATGCAGAATTCAGAGGAATCAAGTCAATTCTGGGAGGCCATGACCTACCTGGTGCATTCAGGAATTTTGGAAGAGAATCGCCAATTTACATTCCGGGAATTGAATGCCATTGCCGTGCGGAAGGATTCTGCCAAATCAGAAACGATTGTGAATTTTGCACAGACCACCGAGGTGGTGTTTATTCGGTTGAATCAAATTCAGCCGGTATATGCCAAGGAAATGCGCCAGCGAGGTCAGAAATATATGGACTCCGACACGCTCCGGAGTTATTTAAAAAATTCTCCGGCCTACATCGGAGAAAAGAAGTCCATGAAGTTCGGAGAAAGCAATTCATCGGCCATGGTTTTCAATTACACCATTCTTCAAGATGATTTCAGCATCCGGAAAATCAGTTATATGGCTGACACTAGCGAAACACAACTGGCAGTTCCGGATCATCTTCCACAAGTCGAGTATAATTCAGTCCCCTTTTAATATTTATGGCAGATTTTTCACTTTGCAAAAATTACCTATGCCCGATGTCGGAAAACTGTGAGCGGTTCACGACAAAGCCGGATTATTATTATCAATCTTATTCGCAATTTGAGCCGGACGACGAGGGCAATTGTGAATACTTTCGAGAAGTAAAAATTTTTAATTCTGAAAATTATGAAGGCGAATCTGATTTTTGACCTGGACGATTACGATGACAATTTCGCGCATCGTAGATGCATGAAGGCATTGGAAATGGCATTGGCAATAAATGAAATTGAAATGGTTCTGAGTACTCAATTGAAAAAAAGCGAGGATGAAAAAACCATTGATGGATTGATTTTGCAAGGTAAAATTCAAACTATTTTGGATCGCCATGACATTAATGTGAATCTGTTGATTGAATAATTTATGGTTTACCAGTTTAATTTGGAAAAGATACCAATTGCAAAATTTGAAACCTTAAAAGAGGCATCGGAATCAATTGGAATCAGCTGGAAAACCATCAGTTCTGCAATCATCAACGAAAATAAATGCCACGGAAAATGGTTCTTTTCCAAGCATCCGGAATTCAATCCGGATCGAGTTTATTATGAGGAACCATTATCCGTGAAATCATCCATCATTCTAACAAAAACAATGTCGGATGATTTAATTACCCTATCTGGGCAGAGAAATAAACAAACCATCATCCGGAACTTAATTGCGGACTGGATTAAAATGGAAAAGCAAAAATGAAAAGGATTTTGATTTGCCTGGTAATGATGGCTTGCAAAAAACAGGACTGCCAAACCTGTACGCAGACACTGGCGGAAGATTACTACCCGGCGAGAAATGACTATCCAAAAACGACTTCCAGTTCATACTATTCATGCGGACCAAATAACTCCTGGATCGGGGAGCAAATCAATGTTCAAAGGTTTATTTTAAAAGACACCTTGGTCACCAAAATTTTAACCGTGGATTGCAAATGAGGTTAATATTTGCTTTTTGTTTGCTTTTTTTATCCAGCTGCTATCGGCGATTTATTTTTAATCACAGCAATCAAAAATGGGATTTGTATATGGGCCGAGGAAAGCCTTTTAGAAGTAAAAAACATCCGACAAAAGCAAAGCACACACCGAATCCGTATTACATCAAGATTAAAGAAAAATAAGTAAAAACATGGAAACAGAAGAACGCAGTAAAATCAATGTCTATTATTGCCAAAATCGGCACATGACATTTACAACGGAGCCAATCATTCCAGAATGGCTGGCACCAATCAAAATCACTTGTCCCAAATGCCACACCCCGGCAGAATCATGTTATTACCCTGAGTCAATCCAGGATCGAGAAGATTTGATTGAAATAAAATTTTTTAAGCCAGTTGATTTCCGGCAGATTCAAAAAAGTTTGGAAGTCAATCGGCCAAACGAAGTCTGGACAATGGGCAGAGCCAGGGACATTTTCGACAAACTAATTTTTCAGAAACAGTTTTTTTACATTAAAATAAAATGAAGCGAGAAAATATCGGCAAGGCATTAGCCATCCAAATCAAATTGCAGAAACTGGAACAGTGGATTTCAGCTTTTGAAAATCCAGATAGACTAGAAATTTTAATCCGTGATCCATATGGACCGCCTGGCGATCGATTATTAACTATAAAAAAGGATGTCGATTATTCGTCCGTAACTGAAATACCATCTAGTGTAACAAGCGATTTTTTTTTAGTTTGGGTTGATTCATATTTAAACAAGGAAAGAGATTTTTTGCTTGATAAAATGGAACAATTATGAGAAAGCTTTCGGAACTTGATTTGAAATTGGTAGAACGAGAAACCAGAGTTTTTCGGTATCACAAGCGAATTGTTTATGTTTATTATCGGCAGTCCGTTGCGCCGTTTAAAAAGTACGATAAAATGAAATTTTGGGCATACACCCACATGGAAGAAATAGAAACCCGGCACCGGTTGAAAGAAATGGGCTGGAATTGTTTTTGCCGCCATTGGAGATCGCCAAAGAAATCGCCGCCTGATAATCACATCGAAGTGAGGGAAGGATTAATCCGGCCACCGGTCAAGAATTGTTTTTTGTGAAAGATTAGAATGAGAATTGAAAAACCGCTGGGTATCCTGGCGGTTTTTTTAGCTTTGCAGCATATCGCTTCTGTTTATTTTATAAGTCAAAGGGACCGGCATATTTGCCGGTTTTTTTGCATTTTTGAAACAATAAGGCTGACCACATCAAATGGTGCATTGGGTTGGCTTTCGATACCCGACCGCCCAGAAGCGAGGGTTTACCTGGACGCAGGTTTCTCCGGCAGTAATGCCGGATTTTTTATTTCAGATGGCTACAATTTGAAGCCGACTTAAATTCTGAAATATTGGAATAGTTCAATTTTCAACCATCTGGAAATTCCGGATAATTGGGACAAACCATATCGGTAACATCAACAAAATGGTGACTTAAAAGCCTGATTACTGGCAAAAAGCCGTTCCAACCAAAGGTGCAAATAAATGCATAAAGTTGGAAAAGTTGGAACACCCGTTCCAACCGTTATTTTGTTGAAACTCTTTGCGTTTGGTGGCACTGCTAAGAAAAGTTGGAACGGTTGGAACAAAAACAGGGCATCGAGGGTGAGCGATGTTGAAAACCAGTTTTTGCAGTTTCCATTTTTACAATAAATTTGTCCAATAAAGACACATATAAAAGGACTTATAAATTATTGTATTTCAGTATATTTATGTCCTGTTATGTCCTTGTTTTCTTTAAGCATTTACAAATAAAAATAAACACTATGAAGCTTCACAAATTGCCTTGCAAACCTTATGTCCGCAAGTATGTGGCACCAGACCTTTCCAACCACGGCGTTCTGAAAATTAAGAACCGCATAGTTAGAACAATTCGGGATAAAAACGCAGTGACAAAATACTTTGAAAAATCCAATGATGCGACCAGCTTCATTATGGTGGAAATGAATTGTTCATCGCTCTACACGCTTTATGCGCTCCATTCTACACTAGCCAGAGAATTCAGGGACAAGTTATTCAGCGTAATGGCTTACGCCGTTTTTAAAAGCATTCCGGCGAGAGAGGCCGCCAGGGATTTTTTATCGATGTATGGAATCACTCCAGATGAATATGATTTGGATTCGGCATATCGCACCTGGCAGAGGCGCAAGGATCGGTATCTGAACCCCACCAGAGTCCGCAACGAAGAACAATCGCTGCCGGTAAATTTGAATTCGATCCAATTAAGACTGTATGAACTTGAATGATTTAATTGATGGCGCAACAAATATTTCTACCTGTGAAGTTGAGATTTCTGGCATTGATGCGCTTTACCTAGTACCGGCTGACATGAGCCAGATTTTTGTTTATGAACCTGAAATTATCACGGACATCGTGACCAGCGAAACGGCAGTCAAGATTGATTTTGATTTTCAGTCGTGTAATTTTAAAAGCCGGATGCGTCAATCTGATGCTGGAATCAATTACGATAATTCAATTTCGTTTCGATATTCAAAGGATGTTACTGAATGGCTTTTCCAAAATAAGGAGAAGCCATTTTTCTTGGTTTTTCTTAAAGGGGCGCAGTGGTATGTGAGTGGATCGAATGCTTTACCTTATTATTTTAATTATGAATATCTGACTGGTAAATCAGCCGGAGAAATTCAGGGATATGATATTGAATTGATTTCAAGCCAACTGCAATCAGTTATTAAATACGAAGCACCATTTGTTCCATAATAGCATTAATTGAGTCGGTAAGTCCTAATTAAATCTGTAAGGATTGGAGGAAATTTGTAAAATGAATAATCGCCTTATCCGAGTTAATTCACAGGGCTGGGCAACCAGGTCAATTGCTGCAATGCACACCGGCATGAATGTCGATGCAGAAAAGGGAATCCTTTTTGATGTGGTATTGTGCCAGGCGATGCAGCCTAGGGGACAGGCTGGCGAATCATATATCGAAACAATTGATGAAGCTTTTCCGGTAACGATTAAAACACCGGTTGAATTCATTTCCCGATTGGTAAACATTGCCGAAAACAGGCACGGAGAAAATGGACACCAAGTCCGTTTTGGGCATCCGGGAATGTGCGATCAAGTTCTGGGCAGTTATGCTGGAAGAGCGAAGAACATCCGCCAGCGTGGTAATCAAGTAATCGCCGACATCCATCTTTCCGCAGCTGCCGAAAATGCACCGGGAAAGGGAAATCTTCGCCAGTATATTTTAGATTTGGCAAAGGAGGATTCTGAAGCCATCATGATGTCAATCGTTTTCACTCCTGGTGATCATTACTTTTTTAATGCTGATGGCAGCCGTGAGGTCTGGACTGGGGAAGACAATCAGGTGAAATTTATGGCTGATTTGGCTGATGTGGATCGGGTGCTTTACGAAACCGTAATGGACTGGCATTTCACAGATTTTGTTGATCAGGGAGCCAACACCACCGATTTATTCAGGGATAATCGGGGAAATGAATTATTGAGTGCAAAAGCATTTGATTTTCTCGATTCCAATCCGCAAGTCTGGGATATTCTATCCAACCAGCCGGAAATTGTTGAACAGTTTGTTTCTAAATACGAAAATTATAGAAATCTAAAAATGATGAAATCAGAAAAAAAGGCTGGCAATCTGCTCCAGCGCGCAAAGGCGGCATTGGAAGCCGTTTTCATCGCACAAAAAAGCATTGAAACCACTACCATGGATGGCGTGGCAATTACAATTGAAACTGATGCCGATTTTCCGGCAGTTGGCAATGTTGTTTTTATCGCCGGTTCTACCGAAACCGCTCCAGCTGGAGATCACCAATTAACCGGGGATTTGGCTGGCTACATAATTACACTTGATGAAGCTGGGGTGATAACTTCAGTTGTTGAGCCAGTAATCGTTGAAGGCGAACCAATGATGGAAGATGTGGTTGTTGTTTCTAATTCTGCCGAGTTGGAAGAAACCAACCGTGCGATTGATTCAGTTTTTAATGTGGTAGAAAAGCAACAAGACTTGATTGATAAATTGACCGAAAGCGTAAGGTCGCTTTCTGATGAAATCAATTCACTTCGTAATGCTCCGCTTGCAGCTAGGGTTTTCGCATCACCGGATGTAAATGTTTCAAATCTTCGTGGAAACGATGATTCGCTTTCTCCATGGGAGGCTGAGCGCCGCAGAATCATGGCATCAAAAAAATAAGTTTTCAAAATTTTAAACCATAAAATAAAAAATGGCATCAGTTAACATTTCCGCATTAAACACCGCACTTGGCGCATACGCTCGCCAAGAGAAGGTGGACATCTTCAACAAGATTCTTCGTGAATCTACCGCCCAGTATTTCACAACATTTACTGGATCAATTGACCAACTTCCGTTGGCAAAACTCAACACTGGAAGCATCCTTAAACCTTACGCAGCCGGTGGTGGATTTACTGCCACAGATGATGCATTGGTTTTCGGCGCAAGAATTTTGAACGCTCGCAGAATTTCTGCCGATGTTGAAATTGTTCCGCTTGATCTTTACAATTCATGGTTGGGTCAATTGGCTGGCGCACCACCATCATCTCCATTCGATATTCCATTTGAGCAATTCATCATGGAGGCTATCGCCAAGCAAGCCCAGGACGATCTTGAAGGAGCAGTTTGGAACGGAACTTATAACGGTTCTGGCACTACTTCCGCAGCTACTATGGATGGCGTTTTGAAATTGGTTAAAGCAGCCGTGACTTCTGGCGAAATTCCAGCTGGAAATGTTACTGCATTTACTGCAATTACTTCTTCAAACGCTTTGGATGAGGTTCGTAAGGTAAGAAACAAGATTGCTGGTCAGTACCGTAACAAGCCGATGTACTGCTTTCTCTCTGTTGCCAATTTTGACAACTACATGGACGATTACCAGACTTCAGTTGGTTCAGTTGTTTACAACCGTGATTACACTCAGGTGTTAATTGAAGGAACACAAACCCAACTTGTGGCAATCCCTGGAATGTCTGGAACTGATTCAAATCGTATCCTTATCACTCCCAAAGATAACTTGGTTTTCGGATACGACATCGAAGGTGCTGCGTCAAACATCCTTACCCAAGAGTTCAACAGAACTATTAAAGTAATGATGGATTTCCGTGCCGGTGTAAACTTCCGTGATGGCGGTGTGATCTGGTGCAACGGTAACGAGGCTTAAACACTAAACCATTAACAGGATATGTGTGTAACTCTAATTGATATGTCCGCCAGCTGCGAGAGCGCAGCTGGTGGTATTGCCCGACTTTTCGGCATTCAGGCTGAAGATGTGGTGAGCATTGCCAATGTTGATCCTACAACAAAAAAGGTTCCTCAAAATGGTTTAGTTTATACCGTGACCGGAGTGATGCACGAATTTGATTTCGTTAAAAACTCCGAGGGTGGTAAGGCTGGAATCGATGAAAACGACATCGGAACTCCTCAGTCGCCGGCTTACGAAACAATCGTGACAATGGCGGTAAAAGGGAACTCTGCCATTAATCGTGCTTACCTGAATGCAGTACGCCAGGGCTTCCGTGGTGTGTTGGGTGCAGTAATGAATTCCGGACAAATATTTTTGATTGGAACTCCAAGCACTCCATCGATTCTTCGGAAATACAACCGGAAATTCGGAAACGATCTTGAGGTGGCCAATGTGCAGGAACTTGAATTTTATTTCAAGTCTGCCACTGGAATGGTTGAATACGCTGGAACTGTCGCCGATTTGACGACAGTTGGATTGAACGATTAAGAATCGAATAATCAGTCTTAAAAGGGGAGCAGAAATGCTCCCTTTTTTTGTTTTATGAATATTGATGAACAGATTAAAGACTGGATTAATTCAATCGAAAAAGATTTTTATTCAGGTCTTTCGCTTTTGCAGAAGGTTTGCCGCAATAGGGTTTTGGTAATGAACCTGGGTAAAAAAGAAACGCCAAATAATCTTGAAAAGATTCATTACGAACTAGGGAAATATTTAAATATCGATTACAAGCCGATAATTGTTCCAGAAGTAATTGAAGTTAAAACGGAAAAACCAATTGCCACAAAGCCGATTGAGGAAAGCGACTATGACATCAAATCACTACCTGATCCGGTTCAAAAATTATTTATCCAGAAGCGTGGATTTTATCTGGAGCGAAACAAATTGAGCCAGCAAGTTCAGGATGAAACCAAGGGCCAAACAGTTATTCCAAAATCGGTCCAGAAACTTGTTGTTTCAATTCTGGAACTGGATGAAATGATTAAGGCGGTTGACTCTAAAGTCGAATATTACTGGCGATATGGCGCATTGCCGGTTGATGATAAAACACCAGTGGATGACCAGCAGAAAAAAATTACCCTGGAGGACATCCGGAAGAAAATAAAGAATCAAAACACCTATGTGACCAAAGCACGGCAGCGGTTTGAAAAGAACCCAGAGAATCTGCGTTATGCGGAGGAATTGCAAAAAAAGCTTTACGAGCTGAAGGAATTACACTACCAGCGTGATGCACTTTCAATTTCGACACCAGCTGACAAACTACCTGATCCGGCATAACTTCGAAGAACTGGATTTGTATTTCGCCAGCCATCCGGCGGAGATGTATGAATTTCTCAGGGTTGGAATTATTTGCGGAATTGAGAAATCGGAGTCGATTTTTTACGAAAAAATTGTTGGATATGATAAAAAACGAAAGCGAGCATTTATCTGCGTGAATATGCTGATGCTGGATAATGAAAACCATCTGCATCGGATTATTCGGGAAGGAATTCAGGAAGCCGATACAATTGTGACCATCAGTCGGGAAGATTCAGTTACGGAATCTTTTGTGCTGGCATCGCAGTATTGCGAGAAAATAGGAATCAAGGTTGCATTTGGCAACCAGTCGTAAAATTGAAAGATTGAATCAATTAGATTTACTGAATGGAAGGGGATAAAATCGACAGATACCGTGCAATTGTTTTAGGCAAACGAGCCGGAACGGAAAAGCAAAAAGAAAGCGTGGCCAGATTTCGCCATGCGTTTACTATGCTTTGCGAAGGTTTCACGCCTATGCAAACTGCAAAAGATTTGATCACCACATTTGAAGTTGGGGAAACCATGGCTTTGCGAATTGTTCGTGATTCGGTGGCCGTTTTTGGCGATGCAAATCGATTTTCAAAGCGTGGAATGAAAATGGCCAATTACGAACGGTTGATGAAGCTGGCCCAGAGATGCGAGGAGCGAGGCGAATTTTCAACCGCCAGACTATTGATTAAAGATGCCAACGAATTGTTAGGATTGACCAATGATGATGAAGAGCATTTGGAGAATCCAAGCGAGTGGATGCGTCCGGATGGATTTATCATCATGACAGATCCAAAGGCGCTCGAAAACGCCCACAAAATAATTGAGTTTGAAACCCAGGATGCGGAGGTGATTGATGAAGAAAAAGGAACAATACCAGATAATTTACCTGACTCCGAAACAAGCGGAGTTTCTTAATGCCAGGCAGAAACGAAAAGCATTAATTGCCGGGCGGGGATTCGGGAAAACCCATGTGATGGGGCACCATGTTTTCCGCTTGTTTCGAAATCTTCCAACCGGAAAATCACTTGCGGTTTCCTCAACTTATTACCAGCTTCTGACAAAGACTTGTCCGGAAATGGAATCTGCATGGAAGGAGTACGGCATTACCGAATGGGATGATCGGAAAAAGACTGGGCAATGGATTTTTGGTCGAAGGCCACCGGCACACTGGGCGAAGCCGTATAAAATGCCAAAGAACCCGGAATACTGTTATTTCTTCATTAATGGCCATGTAATTGAACTGGGTAGTCTGGAAGTAAAAGATCGTTTCCGTGGTGGTTCTTATGATGCGCTTTGTGGTGATGAATCCGCACTTTTTAAGGAGGATGTCTGGAATAAAATATTTGTGACATCAGTCAGAGGTCGGACAATTGGCCCAGGATCATACGACCCAAGAATTCACTATATGCACCAGTCTATTTGCCATTTCACATCGGCTCCTTGGTCACCGGAGGGCCAATGGGTTTTTAAATGGGAAAAGCTGGCAGAGCAGATGCCAGACAAATACTTTTTCATGTCTGGCAAAACCACGGACAACATCGCCATCCTGGGCGAAGATTACATCGATAATCTGAAGAATAGTTTATCGCCGCTGGAATATTACATCGAGGTTTTGAATGGGCGATTAGATCGCCAGCCCGGTGGCGGATACTATCCAAGCTTTAGTGAGGAAAAACATTCGACCATTATCACTTACGATTACGACTGGGATTCTGGTGGAAGGATGACTATCAAAAGGGATTCATTCATTCACCGTGATAAGCCGCTTTTATTATCGCTGGATTTCAACATTACATTCACTTGCATGATTGTTTGCCAGCAAATCAATCAAACACAGTTTCAGGAATTCCGTGTTTGCGATAATCTGTTTTCCAAACCTGATCCTTTAAATGATAAGGATGGCGAATTACTGATTGACACCTTAATCGACCAGTTCTGCCAGAAGTATTCACACCATCCAATCAAGTATGTGGAATTATACGGCGATGCATCCGGTAACAACCGAAGACTGGGTGCGCCGCCACTATTCGAACAGGCAGTGGCACGATTAAAGCACAATGGATGGCAGGGGAACATTAAAGCATCAAGTAAGCTGCCAGGGCATGAGATGCGCCACATATTAATCAACAACATATTGCGCCGAAACGAAATTCGGTTTCCAGTGGTAATGATTAACGCCAACAACTGCCGGGCATTAATCATGTCGGTGATGAATGCGCCAATCAAAAACGATTACACTAAGGACAAGCGCAGCGAAGCCCAGAACATCCAGCAAGAGTTTGCCACACACCTGAGCGATACATTCGATTACATCCTTGTGAGTCTATATGCCAGGATCATGGCGAGCGGCAACGACTCCATCTGGTCCAGCATTGTAATCGGGAGATAATTGTTTTTGAAACCGTGAACATCAGTCACGGATTGCCATTTGCAAGTTTTCATATAAGCAGAGAAACGAAATAGGGATTGCCGGTTGTTAAAG